GGCTTGGACGGCGGCTTTGTTGTGCTGGGGATGTCAACGAGCAAGATGACCAGAGCAGAGATGTGCGACCTTCAAACCCTGATGGAAGCATTCGGCGCAGAGCGTGGCGTGAGGTTCTCCGCATGATGTTTCCGAAAACCAAATATGTAAGGAATAAGAAACGCTTGGAAGCCTGCCGCGCTTTACCTTGCCAGCATTGCGGCGCAGAGGATGGGACGGTAGTAGCCGCACACTCAAACGAAGGCGCTCACGGCAAAGGACGTGGAATCAAAGCGAGTGATGAATTTGTCGCAGCTTTATGCTTTACTTGCCACGCCAACCTTGACCAAGGCAAAATGAGCAGGGACGAAAGAACACAGATGTGGCAAAATGCTCACATCAAAACCATAGGATTACTGGACAAATGACCAATCCCGCAGACAAGGTTGAGCGCTGGGCAATTAACAAACTGGTTCCCTACGCACGCAACGCTAGGACGCACAGCGACGAGCAAGTTGGCCAGATCGCGGCAAGCATCAAAGAATGGGGCTGGACTACACCGATACTGGTGGACGAGGATGGCAGCATCATTGCCGGTCATGGGCGCACGTTGGCCGCGCAGCGCTTAAAGATGACCGAGGTTCCGGTGATGGTGGCCAGAGGATGGTCAGACGCCAAGAAACGGGCTTATATACTTGCCGACAACAAGCTGGCGCTGAACGCTGGGTGGGACAATGAAATGCTGGCGCTCGAACTGGGTGAGATTGGTGATCTTGGGTTTGATCTTGACTTGACTGGATTCACAGCCGATGAGATTGCGGCTTTGACGCCGGTGGAGATTGAACCAGGATTGACCGACCCAGATGACGCGCCCGAGGTGCAGGATACGGCAACGACAGTTTTAGGCGACGTTTGGATTATGGGAAAGCACCGCCTATTGTGCGGCGACTCAACCAGCGTCAACGATCTTGAGAAACTTACGGATGGCCAGCTTGTTGATATGTGGCTGACAGACCCTCCTTATAACGTGGATATGACCGCCAAAAATGAAATGTTAAAAAAGGCTGGTAAAGCGAGGAAAGATGAATCAACATTTGGAATTAAGAACGACAAAATGTCGGATTCCGACTTTCGGAAATTTCTTGCAGATTGTTACGTAAGTGCTGATTTAGTTATGAAGCCTGGTGCGGTGTTTTACATTTGGCACGCAGATTCAGAAGGATATAACTTTCGAGGAGCGGCAAAGGATGCGGGGTGGACGGTTCGGCAGTGCTTGATATGGAAAAAAAGCGTTTTTGCTATTGGACGGCAAGATTATCATTGGAAACATGAGCCGTGCCTTTATGGATGGAAGGAAGGAGCTGGGCATCTTTGGGCTGCTGATAGAAAGCAAACAACAATTCTGGAATTTGACAAGCCAAGCAAGAGCGGTGAGCATCCGACTATGAAGCCTGTAGCGCTTTTTGAGTACCAGCTATTAAATAACACCAAAGGCGGCGATATTGTTTTGGATTCTTTTGGTGGCAGTGGAACTACATTGATCGCAGCCGAAAAGAATGGTCGCATCGCTCGTTTGATGGAACTCGACCCAAAGTATTGCGACGTTATCGTCAAACGCTGGCAAGAATACACGGGCAAAATAGCAACTCACGCAGAAACCGGATTACCTTTCGCGGAGGTTAAAAATGGCAACGAAACAAAAAACCCTTGAAGAAAAACCAATTCCTAAAAAGCACGGAGGCGCTCGGCCAGGTACTGGAGGCGCAATGCCTGGTGCTGGAAGGCCAGCTTTTGAACCTACGGCAGCCGAACGCAAGCAGGTAGAAGCCCTGTCGGGATACGGCCTGCCTATTGACCAGATCGCAGTTCTAGTGCGCGACGGCATCCACGTTGATACGCTACGCGCTCACTTCGCAACCGAACTGGTGTCTGGCAAAGCCAAGGCCAACGGGCAAGTTGGAAAGACCCTGTTCCAGAAAGTAATGGCTGGCGACACTACCGCAGCAATCTGGTGGAGCAAGTCTCAAATGCGATGGAAAGAGGTGCAGGCCCACGAGATCACGGGTAAGGACGGCGCACCGATTACCGTGGCCACTCTTGATGTTTCCAAGCTGGGAACCGACGTTCTGGCGCAAATCATGGCCGCAAAAGATGCAACTGACGCAATCTGACCTGCTGGCCATCGAGCGCGAGTTGTGCAGGAGAAGCCTGTCTGAGTTTGTCAAGCGTGCCTGGCGCGTGCTTGAACCGACTACCGAGTTGAAGTGGGGATGGTCGCTCGACGCCATCTGCCTGCACCTGGAGGCCGTTACTAAGGGTGATATCAACCGCCTGCTAATGAACGTGCCACCAGGCTCCATGAAATCCCTGCTGACCGGCGTGATCTGGCCAGCTTGGGAGTGGGGGCCAAGGAGTCTGCCCGAGATGCGCTTTGTTGGTACGGCCCACGAAGAGCAGTTGGCCATTCGAGACAGCCGACGCTGCCGTGACCTGATTAAGTCCGAGTGGTATCAGAAGCTCTGGCCCATCGAGTTGCTAGCCGACCTGGACGGCAAACGCGAGTTCGGCAACACAAAGAAGGGCATTCGGCAAGCCAGAGCTTTCACCAGCATGACCGGCGTGCGCGGCGACAGGGTTATTTTGGACGACCCAATCAGCGCCGACAACGCCAACAGCCAGGCCAAGCTGGAGGCCGCACGCATTGCCTTCACAGAAACCTTGCCGACCCGTGTCAACTCCGACAAGTCGGCCATTGTTGTGATTATGCAACGCTTGAACGAGAAGGACATTTCAGGCGTCATCAAGGAGATGGGCCTGCCTTATGTGCACCTGTGCATCCCCATGCGCTTTGAGCCAGCCTTCCGCTGCACCACCAGCATTGGCTGGACAGACCCGCGCACCAAGGAGGGTGAGCTGATGTTCCCCGAGCGCTTTGGTGAGGTGCAAGTCACTGAGCTGGAACAAACCCTTGGCACCTACGGCACAGCCGGACAACTGCAACAGAGGCCAGCACCCAGAGGCGGCGGCATCATCAACACCAACTGGTTTAAATTCTGGTCAAGCATCCCGCAGCTCGAGTTCAGATTCCTGACCGTGGACACGGCCCAAAAGACTGCCGACCATAACGATTGGACGGTGCTTCAGTGTTGGGCACGCTCAAGCATTGGCCAGGCGGTCAAGCTCGACCAGGTGCGTGGGAAGTGGGAGGCCCCAGAGCTACTGGTGCAGGCCAGGGCTTTCTGGCTCAAGCATTTAAACGATCAGCGGCCCGTGGCTCAAGGCGCTGCAATGCGCGGCATGTACGTGGAAGATAAGGTTTCTGGCACTGGCTTGATTCAAACCTTCCGGCGCGAGGGTATCCCCGTGGTGGCGGTGCAGCGCAACAAGGACAAGATCAGCCGAGGCTACGATGCAGCTCCATTCATTGAGTCTGGCAACGTTCTGCTGCCGAACGATGCGCCGTGGCTCTCCGACTTTCTTGCTGAGGTGGCCGCTTTCCCGTCTGGTGCACACGACGACCAGCTCGATCCCATGTTCGATGCCATCAACTTGGTACAGCGTCTTCCGGCAAACAAGCAACAATCATTTGTCCCTTTGCCAAATTTAAAGAAGTGGTGATTTTTTAAGCTCGGTGAGATAATCTGCACAAAATGAGGATTTAACTATGGCCAGAATCTCTAACGACCAGCGTCTTGCGAACTTGCACACCGAGGCGATGGCGCAGTTTGATGACGTACAAAGCGCACTGCGTGACGAACGCCTGCAATGCCTGCAAGACCGGCGCTTCTACTCCTTGGCAGGCAGCCAATGGGAAGGCCCGCTTTGGGATCAGTACGAAAACAAACCTAAGTTTGAGGTCAACAAGATCATGTTGTCCGTCATCCGCGTGGTCAACGAGTACCGAAACAACCGCATCACCGTGGACTATGTTTCCAAAGACGGCGTGGAGAACGACAAGCTGGCCGAGGTATGCGACGGCCTATATCGCGCTGACGAGCAGGCATCGGTGGCAGATGAAGCCTACGACAACGCCTTTGAAGAGGCAGTCGGTGGTGGCATTGGCGCATGGCGTCTGCGCACCGTCTACGAAGATGAAGAAGATCCAGAGGATGACCGCCAGCGCATCCGCATTGAACCTATCTTTGACGCCGACAGCTCGGTGTTCTTTGACTTAGGCGCAAAACGCCAAGACAAGTCCGACGCCAAGTTCTGCTTTGTGGTCACATCAATGACCCAGCAGGCGTACAAAGACACTTGGGGTGATGACCCAGCAAGCTGGCCAAAGATCATCCACCAGTACGAATTTGACTGGTGCACGCCCGATGTGGTTTATGTGGCCGAGTATTACAAGGTCGAGGAAAAGACCGAAACAATCCGCATTTTCCAGAACATCACGGGCGAGGAAGAGCGCTATACCCAAGCCGACTTTGCCAATGACGAGATGCTGGAAGAAACCTTGGCAGCCGTCGGCACGATTGAGATTCGGCAAAAGAAGATCAAGACCAAGCGCGTGCGCAAGTACATTATGTCTGGCGGCAGGGTTCTGGAGGACGCGGGTTACATCGCAGGCAAGTGCATTCCCATCGTGGTCGTGTACGGCAAGCGCTGGTTTGTGGACAACATCGAGCGTTGCATGGGTCACGTTCGTCTGGCCAAAGATGCCCAGCGCCTCAAGAATATGCAGCTTTCCAAGCTGGGTGAGATCAGCGCATTGTCCAGCGTCGAAAAGCCTATCCTACTGCCGGAGCAGGTCGCAGGCCACCAGGTTATGTGGGCAGAGGACAATCTCAAGGATTACCCTTACCTGCTGATTAACCCGATCACCGACCAGAACGGCAACCAGGCAGTAAGCGGCCCCGTGGCGTACACCAAAAGCCCACAGATTCCACCGGCAATGGCTGCGCTGTTGCAGATCACCGAGTCCGATATGCAGGACATTCTGGGCAACCCAGCCGGTGCGGACAAGATGGTGAGCAATATCTCTGGCAAAGCCGTGGAGATGATTCAAGCCCGCGTCGATGGCCAGGCGTTCATTTACATGAGCAACTTTGCCAAGGGTATGAAACGCTGCGGTGAAATCTGGCTATCAATGGCCAAAGACGTTTACACCGAAAGCAAGCGCAAGATGAAAACCATTACGCCTACTGGTGAATCTGGCATGGTTGAGCTAATGCAGCCCACAATTAACCAAGAAACCGGCGCAATGGTTATTGCCAATGATATGACCGCCGCAACCTTTGACGTTGTTGCCGACGTTGGCCCGTCCAGTTCCAGCAAGAAACAGGCAACCGTCCGCGCTCTTACGGGAATGCTCCAGATCACGCAAGACCCAGAGACAACGCAGGTGCTGACCGCAATGGCCATGATGAACATGGAAGGTGAGGGACTGAGCGACACCAATGCTTACTTCCGCAAGAAACTGCTCCGCATGGGCGTGGTCAAGCCTACCGACACAGAATCCGAAGAACTTATGGCCGAGATTCAAGGCCAGCCGCAAGACCCGAATGCGATCTACCTGCAAGCCGCAGCAGAAGAGGCAATGGCAAAAGCAGCCAAAGCCCGTGCCGATACCGTGGAAACCGTGGCCAGCGCAGAACTGAAACGCGCCCAAACGCTGGAGACTTTGGGTAAGGTTGACGAGACTGCGCAGAATATGGCGCTTACAAATGCCGAGGCGGTTCAACAGATATTGCAAAGCCAAATTATTCAACCAGTTGTCAGATAACTGAAAAAAGAGATAATGCGAACAACGGCATCCACCCAGCCGTTCCAATGGGTGAGTTTGATGGGGTCAGAAGATGAACTTAAAGGCAGATGAAGGATACGAAAACGACGAAGAAGAAACCCTAGTTATTGAGGACAAAGATCAAGGCGATGAACAAACCCTCGGCGATACTGCCGAAGTTCAGGCCAATGACACCGAAGATGACGAAGGCGACAACAACGAAGTGATTGTGTCTATTGGTGAGGAAGCGCCACCTCCCGAGGAACAGACTCACGCGCCAGAATGGGTACGAGAGCTGCGTAAGACGAACCGAGAACTGCAACGCCAGAACCGTGAACTGCAAGGAAAGCTGCAAAGCACCGCACAGACTGAGACCAAGCCGGTCTTGCTGGGTAAGAAGCCAAGCCTTGAAGAACACGACTATGACGCTGAAAAGTTCGAGGTAGCACTAGCAGATTGGTTTGACCGGAAACGGCAGGCCGACGATGCAAACGCCAGACAAGAAGCTGAAGTTATGAATCAGCAGAAGGCATGGCAATCTAAGCTGGACGGCTACGGCAAAGCGAAAGCTGAGTTGCGAGTCAAAGACTTTGAGGATGCTGAGGCAGTAGCCCAGGAACTATTCAACGTCACACAGCAAGGAGTGGTGTTGCAAGGTGCGGATAACCCCGCGCTCGTTATTTACGCGCTCGGTAAGAACCCGAAGAAGGCAAAAGAGATTTCCGATATCAAAGACCCCGTAAAGTTTGCCTTTGCGGTAGCGAAACTGGAGAAAGAATTGAAAGTTACCAACCGTAAGGCAGCCCCGCCGCCCGAGAGAATCGTGTCAGGAACTGGCCGAGTATCTGGGGCGGTGGACTCAACCCTAGAACGGCTGCGAGAAGAAGCTGCAAAGACTGGGAATATGACTAAAGTCATTCAGTACAAGCAGCAGAAACGAACAGCATCCAAGTGATTTTTTACATAGGAGCTAATCATGGCTAATTCATTCAGCAAAGAAGAGCGCGTCGCGTTTGAAGATATCCTCGAAGGTTTCCAGGACTTGTTGGTTCTGTCTCGTCACGTTTCGGTCTACAACACAGACCAGACAATGATGGCCCGCACCAACAACGTGATCTGGCGTCCAATGCCTTACATGGCGCAGTCGATCAACAGCACGCCTGGCACGACCATCGCTGGTTCGTATCAGAACATGACCCAGTTGTCGGTTCCGTCTACCATCGGCTTCAGCAAGACCGTGCCTTGGACAATGACCACCCTTGATTTGCGTGACGCATTGCAAGAAGGTCGTTTGGGCGAGTCGGCCAAGCAGAAGTTGGCATCCGACATTAACGTGGCAATCATGAACACCGCTGCTGCTCAAGGCACTTTGGTTGTTCCAGTTTCCACCGCTGCCGGTGACTACGACGATGTGGCTTTGTGCGACAGCATCATGAACGAGCAGGGCGTGCCTGACTACGATCGTTTCTTGGGTCTTGCAAGCCGCGACTACAACGGTCTGGCTGGCAACTTGTCTCAAGCAAGCCGTTCGTTCGGTAACGCCAAGTCTGACAAGGCTTACGAGCGCAATTTCGTTGGCATGGTTGCAGGTTTCGACACCTACAAGTTTGACTACGCAAACCGCATCGCTGCTGCTGGTGGTGGTGTTACAACCATTGACACCCAAAACGCCGCTCTGAACTACCTCGTGCCTCAGGCCACTTCCACTTCCGTGGGCGGCCAGATCAACGTTGACAACCGCTACCAGACCGTTACCGTGTCCAACACGGTTGGCGTGGCTGTGGGCGATTGCTTCACGATCGACGGCGTGGTTGCAGTGCATCACATCACCAAGCAGTCCACTGGCCAACTCAAGACGTTCCGCGTCATCAGCGTGACCAACGGCACCCAAATGGTGATTAGCCCCCCCATCATCTCCAACCAAGTCGCCAGCGACGCTTCCGCACAGTACAAGAACGTTATCGTTACTCCTGCTGCTGCTGCGCCAATCAACTGGCTGAACACCGCCGCTTCGAACATTAACGTGTTCTGGCAGCGTGATTCGTTGGAAATCTTGCCTGGCCGCTATGCCGTTCCCTCCGATGCTGGCACCGCAGTGATGCGTGCTACCACCGACCAGGGCGTCGAGTTGGTGATGCAGAAGTTCTACGACATTGACAGCATGACTATCAAGTACCGCTTGGATACACTCTTCGGTGTGGTCAACAAGCAGCCTGAAATGTCCGGCATCTTGTTGTTCAACCAGCCCTAAGCTGTGAACTGATCGGGGGGCTTCGGCCCCCCTTTCTCCATTAAGGAAATCGCCATGCCAATGACCAAGGGTTATTCGAGCAAGTCCATCGGCAAGAACATTGCCAAAGAAATGAAGTCTGGAAAGCCCCAAAAGCAATCTGTCGCCATTGCGTTGTCCGTGGCTACCAAGGCAGCAAAGGCCGCAGGCAAGCCCAGCAAAGCACCAAAGAAAGCCATGAAATGAAAGCAGGACTGTACGCAAACATTGCCGCTAAACGCGAACGCATTGCTGAAGGCAGCAAAGAGAAAATGCGCAAGCCAGGCACCAAGGGCGCACCAACAGCAGCCGCATTCAAAGCAGCCGCCAAGACAGCCAAGCCAATGAAGGCCAAAAAATGAGTTTGCTGCCGACAATGGTCTACCGCAGCCCAGGAATCTTCAAGAAACCAAACGGGGGAACGTACACTTATTTTCCCGTTGAAACTCAAGAGCAACTTGATAAGATGCTTGGGGAAGGATGGTTTAAAACTTCTTCTGAGGCAGTTGAGGCCGCAGGCGACAAAGCTACGCCAGCAAGCAAGCCAAAGCCAAAGTGGGCGACCAAGCCGGTTAAGAAGAAGAAAATGGGAAAGCCGTTGGATTGGCGTGAGCAAGTTAAGACCGCGCCCGTTGCCGAACCCGTCCTTGATGATGCTGCGCCAACCCGCGCAGAGTTAGAGGCCAAGGCCACCGAACTCGGCATCCGCTTTGATGGTCGCACAAAAGACAAAAAGCTGGGACAATTGATAGAAGATAAATTGTCTGAGAACACAGGAGAATGACATGGGATGGACTAAGCGCCAATTCGTCACGCAAGCCTTTGAAGAGATTGGCCTTGCCTCCTATGTCTTTGACCTGACACCGGAACAGTTCCAGTCAGCACTCCGCAGGCTTGACACGATGATCGCCGCGTGGAATGCGCTCGGCATCCGACTGGGTTACCCACTCCCGTCCAGCCCACAAGATAGCGACCTTGACGAGCAGACCAACGTGCCTGACTCGGCGAATGAAGCCATTTACACAAACCTTGCCATCAAGATAGCGCCAGGCTACGGCAAGCAGGTTATGCCCGACACCAAGACCACGGCCAAAGAATCGTACAACACGCTTTTGTCCCGCGCAGCAATGCCAATGGAGCAACAGATGCCAGGAACGATGCCAGCAGGCGCAGGCAATAAGCCGTGGCGCGTCTACGATGATCCTTTCCTGCAACGCCCATACGATCCAGTCCTTGCCGGTCAAGACGGCGCAATCGAATACAACTGAGGAACCTAGTATGCCAACCATCAATCAACTATCAAGCATCAGCCAAGTCTCTGGCGCAGACCAGATTCCGGTCTACAACACCAATAACGGCGACGCTCGAAAAATGTCAATTAGCGCTTTACTGCAATACTTTCAAACAGTTTTTGCATCTCCAGAGGTTTCAACAAACCTGTACGTCCCAAGCACCGGCTTTAACATTACTGTGCCCACGCCGGTAAGTGAACAGCAATGGATGCTTTTACAGCCCGCTGGCGTTTTGGCTTCTGGAACTATCACACTGCCGCTAAACACTGGAACGCCTGACGGCACTCAAGTGCTTATCACCACAACGCAGCAAATCGTGAGTTTCACCTTGGCGCTTAATGGTGCAGCCGCAGGCTTTGGGTTCCCGTCTTCGCTTGACGCCGGATCAGGCATTACCTTGCGCTTCTACCAAGCGACAAACTCTTGGTACAACATCAGCTCCGAATTCGCAGCAACAAGTTTGCCCAGCCTAACAGTTACCCCAGGTTTGACCACGCTGCAAGGCTTGGTGGTTGGCCGAGGCTCTGGAGTTAACACATCCAACGTGGTAATGGGTAGCGGCTTGACGGCCAACACGACCGGAACCAACAACGTGGCCATTGGCAATTCAGCCTTGGCGGTTGCCACCACGGTAGCAAAAAACGTGGCCATCGGAACCAACACGCTCAAGGCAAACATTGACGGCTCTTCAAATATTGCGATTGGCTTTGATTCTCAACAGGCCCGCACAAATGGACGCCAGAACGTCGCAATCGGCGACAGCACTCTTTTTGCAAATCTCACCGGCTTGTTTAGCACGGCAATTGGAGGCTCTGCGCTTAACTCTGCCACCGGCAGCACCAACACCGCAATCGGCTATCTTTCTGGCTCTGAAATTACCACCGGCAGCAACAACGTAATCCTCGGGAACTTTGACGGCTACACCCCAGGCGTGCTTGACATTCGCACCGCAACGACAGGCTATGTGGTTCTGAGCAACGGTACTGGTGATGTGGCAGCCTATTGGAATGGCGCAGACGCTTCTTTTGCTGGATTGCTTGGCACTAACGCAGCAGCAACCACCGTTGCAAGCGCTGCCACCATTGCCCCGACAAAGAGCATTACGTTCATCAGCGGCACGGCAGCAGTCGTTACGATTACTGTGCCGACCAGCTTCGCCGCTGCTGGTGGTTCCATTACCTTGATTCCGACGGCAGCATTTACATGGACAACCGCAGGCAACATTGCGGTGGCTGGTACAGCCGTTGTCAATCGAGCGCTGACAATGACCTATGATTCTGGCACTGCCAAGTGGTATCCAAGCTACGTTTAATTAAAGGAGTAAATCATGTTTATCCAACCAAGTCTGACCCAAAACCAAGTTGACGTAATCCTGCCTGTTGGCCAGTACATCAGTATCGGCAACATCGGCGACGAGGCAACCACCGTCCTGCTGCAATCTGTTGCACCAAGCGCACAATATTGGAATTACTCCACCATTGGAACGC